CCCGAAGATAAGATTTTAACATTTACTTTAAATCAAGGGTTTAGTTCAACTGCAGATTTTCCTTTTGATGATGGAGATAGAGTTCTATTAGAAAACTTTAAAGTTAATAATTTTTTAGTTGATCCAATTACAAATGAAGTAACTGTTAATGAAAATGTTAGAGGAATTAATTCTTCAAATTACAATTATGCATTATTCACAGTCAGTAATGTTGCTAAGGGTATTGGTGGAAACGTTTCAAGATTTTCAATTGATATGTCAGAATATCTTGAAGGAGATGAAATTCCTGGCGAATACAGACCTGTAAATACGTTTGGATATTTTGTTCCAGAAAAATATTTCCCAACTTTTAACATAACTCTTCAGAAAAATAACTTTATTCTTGGAGAAGAGGTATTTACTTCTAGTGGATTTACTGGAATAGTTGAATATTGGGATAGAGATAATGAATTTGTAAGTGTTCTATCTGGAGACAAATTTTTAACGGGAGATAGAATTACAGGAAGAACATCAAATTTAAGTGGAATTGTTGGAAAAGTCGAATTTTATGATGCAGAATATAAAGTTGGTGCATCTTCTGTCGTTTCTAGAGGGTGGGATACTAGAATAGGGTTCTTGAATGATAATTCGCAAAGAATTCAGGATAGTTTTTATTATCAATACTTCTCATATGACTTAAAATCAAAAACTCAGTTCTCAGAATGGGAAGATGCAGTATCAAGTTTAAATCATGTTTCTGGATTTAAAAAGTTTTCAACATTTGAAGTTGAATCTACACCAGAAGAAGCAAATATATCATCAATTTCTTATTCAGAACTAAATTCAGTTTCTGATATATTTACAATTGTCGACATTAATTCATATGTTGATTTTGATATGGTTTCTGAAAATACATACCTTCTTGATGGTAGAATTGTATCTGACCAAGTCGTATTTAATACAATCCCAGTTCAAGATTATGCAGAATCTATTAATAATAGGGTTTTGGTAATAGATAACATTAGTGGACAATTTAATAATATTCCTAGAGACGATAGATTTGTCATTGTTGATAAGTTTCCAATATTTCAAGCGAGATACAGAAAATATTTTGCATATGTTAAAGATAAAATATTCTTCAATGAAAGACAGTTTGGTTTAATTTCATTGATACATGATGATTTAGAGGGGTATGTTAGTCAATATGGTCAAGTCGAAACCTTCGGTGAGTTGGGGACATTTGAATTTAGAATTAACGGATTCTTCGGAGAAATTACTTATAATCCTTTCGATTTTGAATTTAATGATTTTGATATTGAACTAGTATCATATAGTTTATTTGATACATTTGTCGGATTAGGGTCAACTTCTCAAGAAACTTATTCATTGGGTACAGTTGTTACGTTTACAAACCAAACTGCATCAATTTCCGCTGGAACTACATCTTCAGTCGAAATTGCTAGAGTTGGGGCAGAATATAAAGCAAATAAATTGATAACAACTCTAAATGACGAAAATGGTGATTATAGAGAATCTGTAGAACTCAATATTGTTAGTGATGGAAGTGATGTTTATATAACAGAATATGGAAAATTATTTACAAAAGCATTAAATCCTCCAATCGGATATGCAGCATATTCCGCAAGAATTTCTGGAGATGATATTATTGTAGAAGCAACTCCTTCAGTATCTTATGGTGCTACATTGGAAGTTAATACAGTATCAACATCTATTGATACTGACTTTGATGCTATTGCTACTGATGTTTTAATTCTAGCAAATACTAGACTTGAAAGTGGAACTATTAATGTTGGTTCTTTAGGAAATACTGTTGAAATTTATCGTCATCGAAAAGTTTATGGTGGTGGATATTATTATGCTGTTGTAACATCTGATTTTGGTGGATTTAATTCAAAAATTCAAGCTGTTGAAATTGTAACTGTTAACAATGATAATGATGCTTATATTACAGTTTTTGGTAGTGTTTTATCTGATCCAACGCTAAAAACACTTGGCGATTTTAGCGTTTCAATATCAGGTCCAGATTGTATATTGTCGTTTACACCCGCTTTTTCTGGGGTAAATTTTGCCGTTAAGTTTTTCTATCAAGGTGTTAAGACCATTACCGAAAATCCAGAAGATCCTGCAGAGTTGATTCTTGATCTAAATGAATCTCAAATTAATTCATATACAACTGATTACATTGGAACTCAAAATGAAATTAAGAGAAAATTTGATTTATTCTATCAAGGAGATCCAATATTAAGGAGAACATTCAATGCATCAAGTTTTTCATCTGTTGATCTTAACAATGACAAACTAATCATTCCAAACCATTTCTTTAGTACTGGTGAAGAGGTTATTTATGATACAAATGGCGACGATCCAATTGGAATTGCAGTAACAAATATTCCTGGAATAGGATTTACTGATGTGCTACCAGCAACTCTTTATATAGTTAAAGATAATAATTTATCAGTTAGAGTTGCAGCTTCCGCATCTCAAGCATTAAAATCTGTTCCAGATTGTCTAGATTTAACTTCTTATGGAACAGGAACAACACATACTTTAACTGGTAAAAAGGGAAATGAAAGATCATTAATTACTATTGATAACATGGTTCAGTCTCCAATAGTTTCAACTTCATTTGAAACTACTTTGGCTGCACCTTTAGGTTTGAAGGATGTTAGAGTTAAGGTCACAAATCCAGAAATTTTTGTTGGAGGAGATGTATTTAAAATTGATGATGAAATAGTTAGAGTTAAAGTTGTTGGTTTTGGTGGGACTAATACTTTATTAGTAAATAGATTCTGGTTGGGAACTTTACCTTCGGCACATGATGTTGGTGCTGGTTGTACAAAGTATTCAGGCGATTATAACATTGTAGACAATACTATTCATTTCTACGATGCTCCATATGGAAAAGTTCCCATTACTCCTAAAGAACCAAAACCAGATGAAGTTGATTTTGTAGGAATTTCTACAAGCTCTTCTTTCTCCGGAAGAATATTTAATAAGTCTGGAAATATAAATGGATTAAGTCCAACTTATTCTGACAATATTTTAATCAATGACTTGTCTGAACAATTTACTGGAATTAAGAGTGAATTTGTCATAACATCTAGTGATCCAGGTCTTAGTGGAATTTCAACTTCAAATTTATTTGTACTTGTCAAAAATATTTTACAAATACCTTTTAATTCTGAGAGAAATATTGATGGTTCATTTATTTTAGGACAAACACCAGGTGGCGATCCAACAATAATATTTAAGCAAGAACAAGAAGTTTCCAATCTTGAAGATATAAATGCAACAAACTTACCTTCTGGTGGAATAATAGTCAGTACTGGATCCACATTTGGGCACGGATATCAACCATTAAAAACTCCCGGAGCATCAGTTACTATTGATAATACTGGATTAATTTCAAATATAACTATTGGATCTACTGGAAGTGGGTATAGACTAATTGATTCGAAAGAGATTTTTGTAACGACCTCTACAATTTCTTCTTCTGGATCAAACGTGCTAACTATAAATGAAGAAAGAAGTTTGTTTGATAAGCTTCCATATTCATCAAGGGCATTATGCAGTACTGGAATAGGAACTATTTGTAATGATCTGGAAATTTTATCATATGATTCTATTGCTTCTACTATTACATTATCGGAAAACTTGGACGAAGATATTCCAGCAGGTTCTACAGTTTCTATAAAGTTAACGGAACTATCTTCGGAAATAGTTGATATTGGAATTAGAACCGAAAGTCCTTCAGATTATGATGTAAATTATATTGGATTTACTACAGTAATTTCTGGTTCAATTTCAACAAATATAAATTTTGTTAATCCTGGAATATCATTTACGAGTTTTTATGATGTATTTGAAACTTTATCAACATTTCCAGTATCTGTTGGATCGACAATAGTTTATGTAAACACAATACGAAATATAAACAATATAAACAGTTATGTTTCAGTTAATAGTGATTTTAATGTAAAAGTTAATGGAATTGGAAATACCTTTATAACTCTAGACACTCCAATAACTTCTAACATTATATCTGGCGATAAGGTCCTTATAAGAAGATTTTCCCCTCCAGAGATTGTATTTGACTCTCCAATAGGATATTATGAAATTCCATTAGTCTATAGTTCTAGTTCACCTTCTGTTGGAATAGGAACAGGTGCTAAGATTAATTTGACGGTAGGTGAAGGAGGAAGAGTTATTGACTTTAAATTTGTAAATAATGGATATGGATATAGACCTTTTGAAGTTTTGACTGTACCAGTGGGAGGGTTGACTGGAATACCAGTTGATCAGTCAGTTGCATTTGAAGAATTTAAACTCTTTATTGATGATGTGTATGATACAAAATTCTCTGCCTGGTCTATTGGTGATTTGGAAGTTATTGATAATTTTGATGATTTATTTGATAATAGTAGAAGAATTTTCCCAATTAAAATTAATGGAGAACAAAAATCTATTAGAGCTAAAAAGGGATCAAATATTGATATTCAAGCTGTACTAATAGTCTTATATAACGATATTCTTCAAGTTCCCGGAGAAGGTTATACTTTTAGTGGCGGGAGTATTATTACTTTCCCAGAAGCTCCAAAAATTGGAGATACTGTTTCAATAATATTTTATAGAGGAAATAGTGATGTTGATGTTTTAGATGTTGATGTTCTTGAAACTGTAAAAATTGGAGACTCTGTGTTTATTACTAGTGACAATAAGAGTTTAATTCAAAATGAAAGAATTGTTTCCGATGTTGTATCTTCAGATTTTGTAAATACATTAATTTATACTGATAAGGGAATAAGTAGAGATTCCGAATTATTAAGACCGATAACTATTGCAAAACAACAAGTTGATTTTGTTATTGATAATCAATTTATCGGAAAAGATAGAACTTATTATGAACCATCAATTTTACCATCTGCAAACATAATTTCTGACATAAGATTAGACAGTACTGAAATTTATGTTGATACATTAAAACCATTTTTTGACAATGCTGCTGAACAAATAGATGAAAAGCAAAGAAATGTCATTAAAATTATTGACACTCGTGATAAAACTTTTGCCGTGGCAGGTGAATGTGGTATTTCTGCTGGTGGAGGAATTTCTAGTATCGATATTCTCGATGGCGGAAGTGGATATGAAAGTGCACCAAATGTAAATATTCAATATCCAATTTTATCAAACCCAGTTCCAAAAACACTAGAATTGACGAATATTCAAAATATTACTGGAACTATATCAACAGTTGGAGTATCGACTGCAGTTGTAGGTGAGCAAATTTTGGGTAATATTAGTGGAGCATCCGCAATTCTCGCAGGAATAACTACCGATAATGTAATCAAAATTGTTCCAACTAATTTAAAAACTTTTGAAGTTGGTGAAGAAATAATTTTATTTGAATCTGGATTTAGTGCAGATGTATTAAAATCAGATCCTGCAGAATTTGCCACAGCAGTTGCGAATATTTCTTCATCTGGTCAAGTTGATAGTATTACAGTTACAAATGCAGGAGTCGGATATTCTTATGGACCAATTAAAAAACTAAAAGTTTTGAAAAATGGAACAGGATATCCTCCGATATTGAATGAATCAAATAATACGTTCAGTGGAGCAAGACTTAATAGTGGGAGTGGTATAGGTTTAAATGCATCAGTTGACGTCAATTTAATTATTGATCCAATTACAGAAAATTTGATTGTCGATTCTTCAAATATTAATATTGAAAATCCAGGATTCAGATATTCTGTTGGAGATATTGTTTATATTGATACTTTTGATAATCCGGGAATTGGCGAAACATTTAGAAATTATAAGTTAAAAACTCCAATAATATATGAAGTTTCTCAAATTGAAAGTCCAAGGGTTTCTATTGATCCGCCAACTACAACTACCGAGGTTATAAGAGATGTTGAGTTTAGTGGAGATTATGGAGTTGTTGTTGGAATAGCAACTATTGATAGGGAAATTATTGGTGCCATTGATCCACCAGCAATAGAGCTTGATTTGTATATTCCAGAAGATTCCATTTTAAGAGATCCAGTTTATATTGGAGATACTGTTGTTGGTTCTTCTATTACAGTAAGTCAACTTCAACCTGGTGATTATTTACGTTTATTTAATTCTAGAATTGGCAATTCTCCCAATTTTGGATATCAACTCGTGAATGGCGTTGCTGATAGTATTTCAAATTCCTCAAATATGGATAATATATATCAGGTTGTAAGGTCTAGTATTGTTACAATTAATTCTAATTTATATTCTCCAGGAACTCCAATAGTTGTTAATAGAATCGTTTGTTGCGTTGATAATTTGGTCTCAATACCATCTATAAGTCCAACCGACCCTTCTTTGCAAGGATATATTGCGGAATTTAGTTGGGGTAAGATTGATAGTTTGGACAAGAGAGTATTCCCTAAAAATTTCTTTATTGACAAAACAACAAATCAAAATAATCCAGTTGTTCAAAGATTTAATCCATTAAGATCTTCAAATTATCAATATTAATTTTTTACTTCCAAACTGCTTTATAAATAATCAAAAAATGTTAAAAAATGTCGGCAATTATAACTGACCAACTTAGAATATCTAATGCGCTAAGATTTATTGATGATTTAAATTCTAGTGATAATGGGTATTACGTTTTTCTAGGTCTCTCAAACTCAACCGAATATTCTGCTACTTGGGAAATTAATCCACCTTTCCCTAGAGATAATTTTAATGAAGAAAATAAGATCTGGGACACTATGTTTTCCTTGAAAAAAATTTCCCCGGGTGATGTGTCTCCTGTTATTAGAAGGGTTAATTGGGAATCTGGAAGAACTTATGATATGTATCGACAAGATATTAGTATAGACAAGCGTGCAAATCAAACAGATTCCACTAGTTTATATTCCTCAGACTATTATGTGATAACTCAAGATTATAGAGTTTATATATGTCTACAGAATGGAACTACTCCAGAGTCTCCTAAAGGAAATCCTTCCCTTGATGAACCAACATTTACAGACTTGGAACCAAGATCTGCAGGAACTAGTGGTGATGGATATATTTGGAAATATCTTTATACAATAAGACCTAGTGAAATTATAAAATTTGATAGTACTAATTTTATTCCCGTTCCTAGAGATTGGAAAACTAATCAAGATTATTCTGCAATAATACAAAATGCTTCAACCAGTGGTCAATTAAAAATAATTAATATTGTTGATAGGGGAACTAATTTAGGAGCACCGGGATTATATCAAAATATTCCAATTAGAGGTGATGGTTCTGGAGCTACTGCAACAATTATTATTGGAACAGATAGAACTGTGGATAGCATATTTGTTTCCAACGGTGGAGATGGATATACATATGGAACTGTTGATTTGTCCAATTCTGGCATATTCTTGACGGACGCTCCAGTATTTGATGTCATCATTCCCCCAAAGGGAGGTCATGGATCCGATATTTATAGAGAACTTGGTTCTACTAATGTTCTTTTATACTCTAGAATTGAAAATGATACTGGTAATCCAGATTTTGTTGTTGGCAATAAAGTGGCAAGAGTTGGAATTGTTAAGAATCCAGAAGCATTTGATTCTACTTCAATTTTAAATATTGAAAAGGCTAGTTCTGTGTATGCTTTAAAATTGGAACCAAATACTCAAACAATTTCTCCTAATGCAACATTTACACAAACAATTGTCGGTGTTGGAACTGCAGTAGGAAGAGTTGTTTCTTATGATTCCGAAACAAGAGTTTTAAAATATTGGCAAGATAGAACATTTTATGGATACACAACATCCGGATTGACAACAAGTGCTACAAATGGATATGAACAAGTTCAATTTTCAACGGATGGAAATATTCAAATTAATACTGTTACTATTCCGATAGATAATGGTTTTAGTGGTATATCTACCATAATAAATAATGGTACTGTATACCTTGGTCAAAATTTTGAAAATGGATTTTCTAATCCGGAGGTAAAAAAATATACAGGCGATATAATTTACGTCGATAATAGACCTTCAATTAGCAGATCTTCAAATCAGAAAGAAGATATTAAAGTCGTTTTACAATTCTAATCAATCATGCCACAAGAAACTAATTTGAATGTAACCCCATATTTTGATGATTTTGACGACAGGAAAAATTTTTATAAAGTTCTTTTTAAACCAGGGTATCCTATTCAATCAAGGGAATTGACAACACTTCAGTCAATTCTACAAAATCAAATTGAAAAATTTGGATCTCATATTTTTAAAGAAGGTTCTCCCGTTCTTGGTGGCAATGTTGTTTATAATAATTATTATGAAGGCATTCAAGTAGAATCAAGTTATCTTGGGATTTCTGTAGATTCTTATTTGGATAATTTTATTGGAAAATATCTCATTGGACAAGATTCTCAAGTAAAGGCTAGAGTAGAATTTATTTTGCCTGCAGATGAATCTCCAACCACAAATACAATAATTTATGTATCTTACAGGGATTCTAGTTTAACTGAGAATACTAGAGAATTTAATCCCGGAGAAGTTTTACTTTCAGAAGAAGACGTTCCATTTATATCAGGTGGAGTCACCAGCATTCAGTCTGGTCAAGGAGTTTCTAGAGTAACTCCCCAAGATTCTTCTATTATTGGATCTTCAGTAACTATTGCTTCTGGAGTTTATTTTATTAGAGGATATTTTGTAAATGTTAATGAGGAAACTATATTATTGGATCCAATATCAAATAATGTAACTTATAGTGTTGGATTAAAAGTTACTGAAGATATTGTTACTTCAGATGATGATGAATCTTTAGTAGATAATTCTCAAGGATTTACAAACTTTGCAGCACCTGGTGCAGATAGACTTTCAATTTCAGTCTCTTTGGCAAAATATTCAATTACAGAAACACAAGATGAAGGATATATTGAGTTATTTAAGGTAGTTGATGGATCTCCAGATAAAGTTCAAAGAGATGCTGAATATAACCTATTGGCAAATGAATTTGCTAGAAGAACTTATGATGAATCTGGAGATTATTATGTAACTCCATTTAAAGTCGATGTTAAAGAGTCTTTAGATAACCTTAAAGGAAATAAAGGTGTATTTAGGCAGGGACAAATAACATATGGAAATAATACTGCAGATGAATCTTTGGGGATTTATAAAGTATCTCCAGGAAAGGCATACATTAGAGGATTTGAGGTAGAAATTCCAAATCCAACATTTATTGATTTTGCAAAACCAAGAATTACAAAGACTTTGCAAAATCAAAGTATCGTATATGAAACCGGAGCAACTTTCACATTAAACAGAGTTAATGGAACTCCTTCTTTGGGTATTTCAACCGATTATACGGTGACTTTAAGATCTGAAAGATTGGGTTCTGATATAAATGCGGAACCCGGAAAGGAAATTGGTCTTGCTAGAGTTTATGATTTTGCTTTAGAATCTGGTTCTTACAATTCAGTATTTCCATTTTCAAATGAGTGGGATATTACTTTATTCGATGTACAACCTTATATTGAATTTAATTTAAATAATCCAATTACTTTAGATGTTCCTACTTTTATTAAAGGTAGTTCTAGTGGTGCTTCAGCATTTTTAAAAGAGTCTGTAGTAAATTCTGGAATTATTACTGCGTACAATGTTGAAGGCAAGTTTCTGAGGGGTGAAAAGTTAAGTTTTGATGGAATTCAAAATAATAGAATTATTAAATCATTTACAGAATATGATATTAATGATTTTAAATCAATTTATGCATCTCCAGTTGGATCTGGAGTAACTTTTAGTGCAGATTTGGTACAAAGACCAAAATCATTTGCCGGTTCTGTGTCTATTTCCGATGGATCATCAGGAATTAGTACTGTAACAAGTTCTGATTTTGTATTTTTTGGTAATGTAAAAGAAAATGACATTGTAGCATATTCAACACCAGGAGATATTGTACCTACTTATGCAAAGGTAAATTCAGTTTCTGAAAAGTCTTTGGTAATCGAATCTGTTACACCAGTTGATGGAGTTTGCGTATCTTCTCTCCCAACTTCAGAGTTAAATGTTTCTGATTTTAGAATTCTAAAATCTGGACTGCAAGATTCTTCGGATAACACATTATATACAGTATTTCCAAAAGATAAAATTTCTTCTGTCGATTTAGAAGATTCTGAAATTATTATCAGAAAGCAAAGAACAATAAACATTGCAAACAACTCTTCAGGTACTATAGTTCTTCCTGCAAATGAAAGATTCTTACCATATGATGAAGAAAGATATTCTGTTGTATATACTGGTGATGGAACTACAGATCCTCTTACAGAAGATAAGTTTCTATTTACTCTCGGATCTCAAAGTTTACAAATTAATGGGTTAAAAGTTTTAAGTGGAACTGCAATTTTAACTTATACCGTTAAAAAATTAAACGTAAGTTCTAAGGTTAAGAAAAGGAATAGAGTAAACTCTATTATAGTTGATAAATCAAAATACGATTATTCTGGAATCGGACAAACTACAATTAATGATGGTTTAGAATTTGGCAATTATCCTTATGGAACAAGAGTACAGGATGAGGATATTTGTCTAAAATTCCCTGATGTTACAAAATTATTGGGAGTATTTGAAACATCAAGTGCCACAGATGCTCCAACTCTCAAATCAATTACTTTAGATTTGGGAGCACTTTCAACTGCTAATTTAATATTAGGAGAAGAAATTGTTGGTCAAACTAGTAATTGTGTAGCAATTCTGGTAGAGAGAATTAATTCAAATACTGTAAGTTATATTAGTTTAAATTCTTCAGAATTTACTTCTGGTGAAGGAGTATCTTTCTCGGATTCGAATGTAATTTCAACAATCAGTTCTTTAAATAGAGGTAATTGTAAAGATATTACTGATAATTTTATATTCAATAATGGTCAGAAAAGTACTTTCTATGATTATGGAAGAATTATTAGAAAAGAAAGATCTAGAGAACCTATAAAAAAATTAAAAATTGTTTTTGAATCAACTTCTATAGATCCAGCAGATGAAGGAAGTTTCTTTACTGCAAATTCTTATGGACAATTTAATTATTGCAACATTCCAGCATATGATGGTTTAAGAAACTATAACATTTTAGATTTGAGACCAAGAGTAACTCCTTATACAGTCACTGCTGGAGCAAGGTCTCCATTCGAATCACTATCCAATAATTTTGTTAATGTTGACAATCAAAATACTCCAATTTTGGCATCTGATGAAGATATTATATTAGATTTTTCATATTATTTACCAAGAATTGATAAAATTATTTTATCAAAAGAAGGTCAATTTGAATTAATGATTGGCGACCCTGCGGAGAATCCCCAAGCTCCATTAAATCTTTCAGAGTCTCTTGATATTGCTACAATAACTCTTCCTGCTTATTTCTGCACTAACGATGAGGTTAGAGTTGATCTTGCTAAGCACAAGAGATATAGAATGGTTGATATTAAAAAATTGGAAGACCGAATAAAAAATCTTGAGTATTATACAACCCTTTCACTTTTGGAAAAAGAGACTGCTAGTTTCACTATAAAAGATTCAAATGGTCTTGATAGATTTAAATCTGGATTCTTTGTAGACAATTTTACAACTTTAATTTCGCAAAAATCTTCATCTGTTGCAAAAAATTCAATTGATGTAGAAAATTCTCAATTGAGACCATCTGTTTATACGACATCAATAGATTTAATTCTTGGTCATACAAATTCCAATGGTTCAATTAATTTTAATGATGAAGATTTTGATTATAAGTCAAATCAATCTATTGTCGGAGAAAATGTTAGAAAATCTGTTGGTTCTGTTGGAAAGGGAATTTTAACATTAGATTATTCCGAAACTGAAGAAATAGTTCAACCATATGCAACTAGAGTTGAAAATGTAACTCCATATTTGGTCACTTTCTATGGCGGAGTTGCTTCTCTAAATCCCTCTTCTGATATTTGGTTAGATCCTATAGTTTTAGATCCTATTGATTTGGGTGTTCAACAAGGAGAAACTCAAATTGTTGAAGTTGAATTGGATGAAATTCCAGATCCAAACTCTGGATGGGCTCCAGTTATATTTGGTGCTTGGGAAACTTCTTGGACAACAATATCTGCCCCAAGAGAAGTTTCTAGAGGACCAAAATATGAAAAGAATGGAAAGTGGTATCAAGATGTTGTTTACGCTAGAGATAAAGAAGGTTTTAAAACTAGAATTGGTGATACCAACAGAATTACATTCTCAGATACCCCAGTATCATATGGAGAAAATGTAGTAAGTATTGATATTGCAACATACTGTAGATCTAGAAATATTGAGTTGGTTTCTAAGAAATTGAAACCTTATACTCAAATGTATACTTTCTTTGATGGTCAAAGAGTTGATGAATTTGTAGTTCCAAAACTTTTGGAAGTTGAAATGATATCTGGTATTTTCCAAATCGGAGAGACTGTTAGAACTCTCAAAGCACAAGATGCAACTGGAAATGCAAATATTAGATTCCGTCTTTGCCAACCAGATCATAGAGGTGGTAGATATGATTCTCCAACAGAAGTATATTCTTTTAATCCATATACAAGAACTGCAGATGTTCCAACAAGTTATTCCGAGTCATCAACATTTTTAAATATTGATACATTTTTATTAGCTGAAGAAGCAATTGGAGAATCTTTCGGATACGTTTCTTCTGGAATGCTTTTAATTGGCAACACTAGTAATGCTATTGCTAGAGTTCAACCTGTAAGATTGGTCACAGATAATGTTGGAACAGTAATTGCATCCTTATATATTCCCGATCCATCGGTTCCAAAGAATCCAAAATTCACTACTGGTGCAAAGATTGTAAGACTTTCAAGTTCTCAGAGCATTTCGACTGTTCCAGGACTTCTAAACAGTTTGGCAGAAGCAGCATTCTTTTCAAAAGGTACTATTAAGACAACTCAAGATTCCTTTGCAACAATTAGAGATACTATAAAGGAAGTTGGGACATTATCTCAAACAATTCCAATTTCAACAACAGATTTTTCTCAACCGATTGCAGTCGAAGTTCCTGCTCCCCCACCAAAACCACAACCACAACCATATCCAACACCAAAACCAGAACCATCACCATCACCGGAACCAAAACCCGGTCCAAAACCATCTCCCGGTCCAAAACCCGGTCCAAAACCATCTCCTGGTCCAAGACCATCTCCTGGTCCAAGACCATCTCCTGGTCCAAGACCATCTCCTGGTCCAAGACCATCATCAAAGAAAATTGAACAATTTAAGTTATATACAGTTCCAGGAACATATACATTTACTGTTCCAAAGGGCGTAACTTCTATTGAAGCTTCTGGAGTTGGTGCCGGCGGTGGTGGTGGATATGGTAAAGGAAAAAGACCTGGCGGTGGCGGTGGCGGCGGTGGAGTTTGCTCTAAGAAAATTTCAGTAAATCCTGGAGAAGTTTTGACAATCCAAGTTGGATCTGGAGGAAAAGGTGCATCTTCAGATAACAAGGCAACGAATGGAGAATCAAGTTTTATCTTAGGCAAAAATATAGTTGCCAGAGGTGGTGTTGGTGGATCTAGCACTTCTAAAGGTAAAGGTGGAAGTAATAGTGGTGGAGGTGGAAAAGGTGAAGATGGTAGATATGATAGAGATGATGATGATAGAAGAGGTGGATACGGTGGTGGTGCAGGACGTAGAGGCGGTGGAAATTGCGGACACCCTAAAGATGATGATAGCTGTACTTCAGCAACTGGCGGAGTTGGTGGAAATGGTATAGAATTTGCAGGATCTGGTGGAACTAACGGTGAAGTACCAAGATGTGGAGACACGGATGGTGGAAGAGGTGGTACTTTCGGTGGCGGCGGTGGCGGTGGCGTCAAAAATGGATCAGGTGCTGATGGTTCCCCTGGCGCATTCCTATTGAAGTGGAAAGAATCTAAAGATACTGCATCATCATCACTAATTCCACCTGTAGGATTAGATCCACTAGCACAATCATTTACTATTAGTGCTAAAGAGGGAAGATTCGTAACGGCAATTGATTTATTCTTCCAATCTAAAGATGATACTTTACCAATTATTGTTGAGTTGAGACCAATGTCTCTTGGATTACCAACTGGAGAAATTTATCCATTCTCTCAAATTGTTGTATTCCCCGATGACATTGAAATTTCCGAAGACGCTTCAATTCCAACAAGAGTTCAATTTGATGCTCCAGTTTATCTAAAGGGAGAAACTGAACACGCAGTTGTTATCAAATCGGATTCTACAAATTACTATGCTTGGATTTCTAGACTAGGTGAAGTTGATATTACTACAGCTTCTTTACCAGAATCTGGAAGAACTATAGTTGCAAGTCAACCAGATATTAGTACAATTGGATCTTTATTTAAGTCTCAGAATGCTTCAACTTGGACTCCAAGTCAATTTGAGGACCTGAAATTCACATTGTATTCTGCAGTATTTGAGACTGAAGGAAATGCAAGTTTCTTCAACCCAAATCTCACTAAAAAGAATAAACAGTTCTCAAAGTTAAGTAATAATCCTATAGAAATTTACTCCAGAAAAATTAAAGTTGATATTTCGGAAACTTTAAATGATGTTGGATTTACTTTTGGTAATACTGTCGTTCAAACTGGAACTAATGCAACTGGAAATTATGTAGGTGCTACTGGATCTGTTTCAAGTATTTCTATTACTAATAGTGGAATTGGTTATACTCCTTCAAATGGAACATCTTTCACATATTTTAATGTTCCTTTGGTAAATTCTTCATCTGAAGGAAAATTAGCGACAGCAGATATTACTATTGGAAGAGAAATTTTACCAGACGGTAGTTTTAATGATGGAGTTGCAATTGCTGCAACTATTACATCATCTGGGGTTGGGTATCAGAAAGGTGATGTTTTATCTGTTGATCAGTTAGGAGATCAACAATTGGGCAGAAATTTACTACTAACTGTTGATGATGTCACCGATTTCAATCAAATCATTATTGACAACGTTCAAGGCAATTTCCAAACAGGAAATGCATTTACTTTAACTTATACAAATCCATCTGGGATTAATGTCAATATTAATGATGGTACAACTCCTCCAGTTAATATTACTGAAATAACTGAAATCACGGATGGATTACATATCAAAGTAAATCATCAAAATCATGGAATGCATTCAGAAGTAAATTTCGTTGAATTGTCAAATATTAAATCCGATATTGATCCAGTTTCTTTATCAGAAACTATCACATCAAATGACACTGCTTTATCTGCAATTACTGTTTCATCAACCACAATATTCAACACTTTTGAAAATGAACTAGTAAGTTCTATAAATCCAGGTTATATACTAATTAATAGAGAAATTATTAAGTATACTGGTGTTTCTGGCAATCAATTGACTGGTATTGAACGTAAGATTAATTCTTCAGACAGTTCAATTTTAATAAAAGCTTCACCACACTTTATTGGAGATGATGTATACAAGTATGAGTTGAATGGGGTTTCTTTACTTAGAATTAATAAAACTCATACTCTACAAGATACTGTAGTTTTAGATCCAATTGGACTAGACTATTATACATTGTACATTGATACCGTGAGACCTGATCCTACATTAAAACCATTATATTTTGCAGATACCAAATCAACTGGAGGATCCACTGTTCTAGCATCAAGCAACATTCAATTTGAAATTATCAAACCAAACGTTGAAACATTTATTCTGCCAAGAACAGGAATATCTGCAGACTTGAGAACAGTTTCCGCAACAAGCATTGGTGGCGTTGAACCTTCCTTTGTTGATCAAGGGTATCAGAGAGTTGATTTGAATGTAAACAATAATATGAACACAAGTAGATTAATTTGCTCACTAATCAATGAGCAGACTTATTTGCAAGACCAACCTGCAAATAAATCTCTTGAACTAAGAACTTTCTTAACTACAGAAAATGATAGAATCAGTCCTGTTATTGATTTGGATAGAGTTGGTGCAATTTTAGTTTCCAATAGAGTCAATAGACCTATTGAAGATTACGTAAATGATTCTAGAATTTCCACATTGCAAAAAGATCCTATAGCATTCTATTATGCAACAAAACCAATTTCTCTAGAAGTTCCAGCGACTTCAATAAGAACTTATATTGCCGCATATATTAATAGAAATGCTGATATTAGAGCATTTTATGCATTAATGAAGGATCCAACTGAAACTCCAATTTATTATCCATTCCCAGGATATTCAAACAAATTGGTATCTGGAGAAATTATTGATATTGCCAACAGTGATGGAACTCCCGATAAATTCGTTCCAAATAATGAGTTATTTGGAAATGGAGATACTGAAAATTATTTCAAAGATTATGAATTTAGTGTAGACAATTTGGCAGAATTTAGGTACTTTAGTGTTAAACTGACAGTATCATCCAACATTCAAGTATATCCACCAAAACTAAGAGATCTTAGAGTAATTGCATTGGCATAATGAAATACAGTAAAATAAAGGGTCACGAGAATCTAATTCGTGACGAAAAAACCAAATCAATCATTAATACTAATATTAATGAATATGAAAATTATATTAAAATGAGAAATATAAAACAAACTGAGGTGAAAAGAATTGAAAACATTGAAAATGATTTGAATTCCTTAAAAAATGATATTAATGAAATTAAAAATCTATTAAGGAGTGCTCTAAAATGATTGATTTGGATTTGGTTCAATTGGAAAATTTCAATAAAATGTTCGAGTATGAGAAACTTGCTAGAGATATAGATAGTATAGAAAATATTGAGCAAGCAAAGCATATCGCAAAAGCATTTGTCAAATTATATTTCAAGCAACAAGAAATCGTATCTAAATTTACCTAGATTCTAATGGCAAAACCATCTACAAGACAACAATTAATAGATTATTGTCTACGAAAATTGGGTTATCCAGTTTTGGAAATCAATATTGCAGATGAGCAGATTGATGATCTTGTGGATGATGCTCTTCAGTTTTTCTATGAAAGGCATTTTGATGGAGTCATTCAGAATTATTTGAAGTATCAAGTAACTCAGGAAGATATTGATAGGGGAAAGGGGAAAGTTGGTATAACTACAACTTCGGTTAATAACACTATTAACTCTGTAACGACTCAGTTTGACTATAAAGAAAATAGCAATTATCTACCAATACCCACAAACGTAATTGGAGTTAATAAAATTTTTAAATATGAAGGCGAAAATACTATTTCTGGAAATCTTTTTGGTGTAAAATATCAATTATTTTTAAATGATTTTTATCAGTGGGGTTCTTTAGAACTTCTTACATACTCAATGATAAAAACGAAACTTCAAGACATTGAGTTTTTATTGAATACAGATAAGCAAATTAGATTTAATAAGAGACAAGATAGATTATATCTTGATATTGATTGGAATTCTATCAATGTTGGTGATTACCTTGTTATTGATTGTTATCAAATAATGGATCCAACTAGTTATAGTGAAGTTTGGAATGATTCTTTCTTGAAACCATATCTAACTGCATTAATGAAGAGGCAGTGGGGATATAATATTTCAAATAAATTTAGAGGTCTCAAACTTCCAGGAGGAGTTGAGTTGGATGGTAGAACTCTTGTTGAAGATGCTCAAAGAGAAATTGATTCTTTAATGGACAAGATGTCTTCAACTTATGAACTTCCACCTTTAGATATGATAGGATAAACTTATGCTTAATCCATTTCTACTAAACGGTTCTAAAAGTGAGCAGGGAATGCTCCAAGACTTAATCAATGAGTCTCTTAGAATGTATGGTATCGATGTTTATTATTTGCCAAGACAATTTGTAAATGAGAAATCAATAATAAAAGAAGTTGTTGAGTCTGAATTTAATACAGCATTTCCAATTGAAGCATATGTAGAATCATATGATGGATATTCTGGACAAGGAACAATTCTTTCAAAATTTGGAATTCAAGAGTTGGATGATTTAACTCTTACAATTTCAAAAGAAAGATATGAAAATTATATTCAAAATTTGATTCATAAAATTCCAAATTCAAAATTAACATCGAGACCAAAAGAAGGGGATTTGATTTATTTTCCTCTTGGCGATCGATTGTTTGAGATTAAGTATGTAGAGCACGAAAAACCATTTTATCAACTTCAGAAAAATTACGTTTATCAATTAACTTGCGAACTCTTCAGATACGAAGATGAAGTTATTGATACTGATATTGATATTATTGACGATAGTGTTCAGGATTATGGTTATATTCAAACTTTGAATATGATTGGTGCTGGTGTAACTGCTACCGCAACTACAACAATAGTCAATGGTGGAGTAAGATCTGTAACAATAACAAATAGAGGAACTGGATATACAAGTGCTCCTATAGTTAAGTTTTCTTCTCCACCATCGGGAGGAACAAGGGCAACAGGTGTTGCTGAAATGATTAGTGGTATAGTTGATTTTTGCGAGTCTAATCCAAATCTACTAAGAGTTCAGAAGATTTTAATTACAAATCCGGGATCTGGATATGCAAGTGCACCACAAATTAGTTTTGTTGGTGGAGAAGGATCTGGAGCAGAAGCAACTGCAACTATTGGTGACGGAATTATTGGGCCAATAACAGTGACAGAACCTGGATCTGGGTATCTTACCCAACCCACAATTACTTTTACAGGAATATCTACAGTTTCTGCTGCAGCGACAGCAGTATTGTCCAATGGAACAGTAAGTAGTATTCAAATTACCAATGCTGGACTTGGTTATACTTCTGCTCCGAATATTGAAATCAGTGCTCCAAATACTTCAAGTGGAACAGGTACATTTAAATTTAATGAAATAGTTACTGGAAGTGTTTCCGGAACAACTGGAAGAGTTAAGTATTGGAATATAACTTCAAATATTTTAGAAGTTTCAAATATTACCGGTGATTTTAAGATTGGGGAAACAATCGTTGGTTCAGAATCTGGTGCATCTTATGTCTTAAGAAAGATAAATACTGATAATCTTCCAGACTCTGAGTCTCTAAATAATTCAAATACTGGCGATAAATTTGCAGATAATCTTGAAATTGAAACTGAAGCAGATTTAATTTTAGATTTTAGCGAAAAAAATCCATTTGGAACTCCATAATTTAAGAGGTTAATATGTTTGAATATTACTATAATGAAATATTTCGAAAAACAATCATTGGATTCGGAACTCTTTTTAATGCAATAAACATTAAGCACTTTGATGATTCTGGTAATGTCGATTCTGTTATTAAAGTTCCTCTTGCATACGGTCCAATTCAAAAGTTTCTTGCAAGAATTGAACAGCAACCAAATTTGAATACTCCAGTTCAAATGACTTTACCTAGAATGTCATTTGAATTTGTTGGACTTTCTTATGATCCAACAAGAAAACTTACAACAACGCAGACATTTATATCAAAATCTTCAACAGACTCTACTGATTTGAAGAAGACATACATGCCTGTACCATATACTATGCAATTTGAACTTAGTATTATGACTAAGTTGAATGATGATATGCTTCAAATAATTGAGCAAATTTTGCCATATTTTCAACCATCTTATAATTTAACTGTAGATCTGGTAAAATCAATTGGTGAAAAAAGAGATATTTCTGTTGTTTTGGATTCCATTAATATGGAAGATAATTATGAAGGAGATTATACAACAAGAAGAGCACTAGTTTATACACTAAGGTTTAGTGCTAAGACATACCTGTTTGGACCTACTTCTTCCGCAAACAAAGATATTATCAAAAAAGCAACTGTCAATCTCGTTTCTGGGCATGCAGATTCACTATCGAGAGATCTTACATATACAGTTACACCAGTTGCAACTAAGAGTTACAGTGATTTGGTAATCACAACATTAAATTCTGATATGACAGAATCGACTACAGAAATCACTGTGCAGCAAGCTGCAAATGTTCCGTTAGATGCATATATTACAATTGATAATGAAACTATGAAAGTTGTTAATAAGATAGATAAAACTAATGTAATAGGTCAAGATACTTTAGTTGTTTCTAGAGGACAATATGGGACAACTATCACATCACACGTAAGTGGAACTCCAATTGAATTAATTACTCAAGCAGATAATGCATTAATTCAACCTGGAGATGATTTTGGATTTGATGGAGATTTATTCTAAGTAAAGATATGAAAGATTATGATAAGTTGGATGATATTTTTAATGTATCGGGAGATATAGTCTCTAGGGAAGTTGATGTTGAAATAGAAGAGAATCAAATTGACGAAAATCTTCCTAAACCTACTACAGAGAATAAAAGGTCTACTGATATTCAGAGAGATTATGATTATGCTAGAGGGACAATATACTCTCTTTTGGAAAAGGGACAAGAGGCAATAAATGGTGCTTTAGAACTTGCACAAGAAACGGAATCTGCTAGAGCATATGAAGTTGCTGGGCAGATAATTAAAAGTGTTTCTGATACAGCAGATAAGTTGATGAATCTGCATAAAGATATTAAAGAAGTTGAAGATAGTAAAGGAAAAGGTCCTACAAATGTGACAAATAATGCTTTGTTTATAGGTTCAACTGCCGAGTTATCAAAGTTATTAAAACAGCAATCAAAAGATACTGATGAAGATAAATAGTTAAAAAAGTAAGAAAATGTCTGTTGCTCAAATTAATACGATAACTATTGAAAGAGGAACTGATTTTGAGGTTACTTTTGATATTTTTGGTGAAGATTTGTCGCCAAACAGTTTTACTAATGGATATAGTGGAATTTTTTCGCTAAAAAAATATCCAGGGTCATCTGCAGGTTTTGAAAAGGCAGTAGTTTTTGAACCAGGGACAAATGATATTAAAGTTTCTTTGGCAAAAACTGAAACTGCTACTCTTAAACCCGGTAGAAATTACTTCCAGGTTAGTATTGTTTCTTCTCCTTCCGCAGGTTCTCTTACTAATAGAGTTGTAGAAGGTACACTCATAGTTTCTGAGGAAATTACGAACCATGGCTAGTTTTAATGTAAAATTAAAATCTACAAGTAAATTTAAAGTAGTATCAAATATTGGAGGTGTTCAGGTGCCTGCTAGTTTTTCAGATTTGATAGATTTTGATGATGGAAATAGTGGTAATGGAGTTCTTGATCAATATGTCCTAATGTATGATGCTAGCACTAAAAAATGGATTGCAAAAAATCCAGATGAAGTTCTCCAATCAGCAGCATTAGAACCTGTACAACCAGGTCTAGTAAATCCAAACCAATTTGGACCATCTTATGCTGATGAGTTTGTTGATGAAATTCAGAGAGAATTGGATCCAAATATTGACGGTGGAACTTTTTAATTAATATACAATTTGCTAAATAATAGTAGTAAAATTGTATAAAAGAAATGGCATCACCCAAGATTCAATTTAAAAGGGGTGGAGCTGGAATTGCAGGAACAGTTCCAGCATTACACCCAGGTGAACCAGCGTTTTCGACAAACAATTTTGATTTTTTTATTGGATTTGACACCTCTGTTAGTGGAAATAAGTTTTTCGGATCCCATAGATATTGGACTAGAGAGAATGGATCCAGATCAGTTGGTCTTAATTTAGTTGATGCTGCGGGATCAAATTATATTCAACTAAAATCTCCAGATTCTGTTTCTGGTATTGGAACATACATTCTCCCAGATACTAACACCATTACGGATGGGTATTTCCTCAAGGTTGCTACGAATGGAACCCTTTCCTGGGATACTGCTGGTGGAACAAATGGACTATTTACAAATCCCACCTTACAAGGGATTACAACAGTAACTTCTAACGGGGGAGATGCTCTACTTGATGTAAATGTTCTTGCAGATTTCAGTGCAGGAGCCAATTTCACCAATGCTGGTGTTACTACAATCGCAACTGCCGATATTAATGGCGGTAACATTGATGGAACTGTAATCGGTGCGGCTACAAGTGCTGCAGGCACATTTACAGATTTAGTTGGCACCGCAGCAACATTTACAAATTTAACAATTAATGGTTCAAGTCAAATAACTGATATTGATGAGGATTTGACAACAGTTTCTGCATCTCATGATACTTTAGCATCAGCACTTGCAATTAAAAATTATGTTGACTCCCAAGTAACTGCACAAGATCTTGACTTCTCCGGTGACTCTGGAACTGGTGCTGTTGATCTTGACTCTCAATCACTGACAATTTCTGGCACTGCCAACGAAATAGAAACAGTTGGTGCTGGCACAACACTCACAATTGGTCTTCCCAATATAGTTGCAATTACCACTTCATTAACTGTTGGTGCTGCCGTTACAATTAATTCTTCTGGTGTTAATGCCGGAGTTAATAGTATTACAGCACAAAATTTTTATGGAACTCTTAAGTCCAGTTATTTAGATATTGGTAATTCAGGATTAAGTACTTTAACTGCACTTGCAGATCAAGATGATTTTGTAGTATATGATCTTGATGAAGGAACTAATAAACTAATTTCTGCAGAATATATTGGCAAATATGTCTCTGATAGGGTTAATGGAGATGTTACTGTTGATGGGTTAACTGGTGAAGCTACTATTTCAAATAACGCAGTTGGACTTGGAACTCAAACAACTGGTCAGTATGCCAAAACCGTTGTTGGTGGTGAGGGTCTGTCTGCCACTACAGCAAACTCTGATGATGCTACTGACTATACAATTGACGTTAATGTTGGAACTGGTATCACCATTACATCTGATGCAGTTACATTAAAAGGTGCTGCTTCATTAACAGATAATACTGTTCCATTTTGGGATGATACGAACGGTCAATTGTCTGATAGTATTATAAGTACAGCGACTGTTGGAGGAGCCACAACAATTACAATTGGTGGTCACCTTAACGTAACTGGAGATTTTAATGGTGTTATTACTGCAGCTGGCCGTGCTAATACCGTAGATACCACTGGTACTACCACTGATGCAACTTATTTCATGCTCTTTGCAGACACTTCTGCGGGAGAACAGGGTGAGACTGTAAGAGTTAGTGCTGCTGCATCACTCAATCCAAGTGGAACTGGCACATTTAGTGTTGGAACAATTCAAGCAGGATCTATTAAGTCAGCGACTGGATCTAATGCAATTACAGTCAATAATTCCGGAACTGTTGAAACTGCTTCAGATCTAACTATTGGTGGAAACTTGATTGTTAATGGAACAACAACTCAAGTAAATACATCAGAAATTACAGTTGAAGATCGCACCATTGAACTTGGTGTTGTTAATGGAGCACTTCCATCAGATACCACTTGGGATCTTGGAATTTTAATGAATTACGGTGATGCTGGAGTTGGAAAAACTTCTGCTGTTATTTGGGAAGCATCAAGTTCAAGATTTGTACTTGCTTCAAATCTAACAGAAGCAGTTGGAGTTTCTACGGATCTTCCACAAATCACACCTTCAGGATATGCTGCTCTTGAAATTGGATCACTTTGGTTGAACGATTGTGCAGGAGAATCTCAGGTTATTAGTTGTACAGGTTCTGAAAGATTCTTAGAGAATATCACAGTTGATGGTGGATCTTTCTGATAACTAATTAAATAATTCAAATAAATACACTCAGTTTACTGGGTGTATTTTTTATGTCTGAAGAAGATTTGAAATCCGTATTGGCAAAATATCAGCAAAAAGCATTTGACCTTTTCAATAAAACAATTGTACTTGAAACTCAAGTAGAGACTCTGACACAGGCAAACATATCTCTACAAAATGAGTTGGAAAAAGCAAAAAAAACTAAAAGAACAACTAAAACAGAATCTCAAGATTTTCAATAACTTCAATTAGTTTGATACTATAAATAATAGAGATTCTTATATAAGAATCTATACGGTTTCTACCAACTATGAGAGGTTGAATGGCAGATCCAAATATTAGAATTAAAAGGTCTTCTGTACCTGGAAAAATACCAACGTTGGGGCAACTACCTCTAGGTGAGCTAGCCCTCAATACCTATGATGCCGACCTCTTAGTTAGAAGAGAAAGAACCGGAATAGGCACCGACATTGTAAGAGTTGGTGCTGGAGCAACAGTATCTAATGTTTATTATGTCACAAAAGACGGAAGCGATACAAACACAGGAAAAAAACTCGGAGACGCAAAAGGAACCCTCAAAGGAGCCCTTGCAATCGCAGAAGAAGGATCCATTATTAGAATTACTGCTGGATCTTATATAGAAGATAATCCTTTAACTATACCAAAAAAAGTTTCTATAATTGGAGATAGTTTAAGAGAAGTAACTATTACTCCACAGAATTCCAATCAAGATCTTTTTTATGTAAGAGAAGGTGCTTATGTTTCGGACATGTCTTTTAAAGGATCTGTAGATTCTGGAAAGGCTTGTGTTAGATTCGACCCTACAGTTGTTGGATTTACTTCACAATCACCATACATTAGAAATTGTACAAACTTCATTTCCAATAGTATTGGAATGTTAATTGATGGTTCTGATTGTATTGGTAAATTGAAGAGTATGGTTGTAGACTCCTTTACTCAATATAATCAAGGTGGCATTGGAGTCTCTATTACAAATGAAGGTTATGCCCAGCTAGTTTCATTGTTTACTATTTGTAATGATATTTCAGTTTATTGTGGATCTGGTGGTGCTTGTGATTTAACAAACTCCAATTCATCATTTGGAAATTATGCTTTAATTGCTGATGGAGTAGGTCCTAGAAAATATACTGGAATTATTACTAGTGCTGCTGCAGCAAATTCTGATACATTTGTTTTGGATTTAAATGTTCCAACATTTAATGTTACAAATGCACTTTACGATAATACAACTGGACTTACAACGATAACGGTCAGTTCCAATCACAACTTTAATGTTGGTATGGGACTGACCATTTCTGGTCTTGGATTTACTTGCACATCTGATGGTGGAGTAACTACAGTAACATATCCATCAGGAAACAGTGGACACATTTTTGAAGTGGTTTCGATTCCAAGTTCCACATCATTTGAGGTGTATGTTGGAGCATCAACTCTTCCACATACATACACATCTGGAGGAACAGTTGCAATAAATGCAGTAAGACCCTTTGATGGGCAAGTGATTTATATTGAAGATTTATACTATACTGTCGATGATATCATTATTACTAATGGTGGTAGTGGATATACTGAAAACGTTTCAATTAGTATTGATGGACCTTTAACTTCTTGGGGAGTTCCTGCAACAGCAGTTGCTGAAGTTAAGAATGGTCAAGTTGTTGATGTTGAAATTGTTTCTAATGGTAGAGGATACACTCATACTCCATCAATTACTATTACAGGTCCTCAAGGAGCAGGAACAACCGCTACTGGATCTGCAGTTTTGATTCCAACATATTATTCAATTAAAGAATCTACACCAGTTGTTTCTGGCATTTGCACTATTACAGTAACTGAAAACGTTCCATATTCTGTTGGAGTTGGATCTACTGCGGTTTTCTTCAAACAAAGTAGAGTTCTTGCATCAGGTCATTCAATGGAATACATAGGTACAGGAACTGATATTGATACCGCATTTCCCCAAGCTGGAGGAATTCCAATTCAAGAGCAGGAAACTGATTCAAGAAATGGAGGACTTGTTGTATACACTTCAACAGATCAAGCAGGTAATTTTAGAATTGGTGATGGTGTTGTAGTTGACCAACAAACCGGAACTATTTCTGGGAGATTTTATTCTAAGAGTTTGTTTTCTACATTAACCCCATTCATTCTAGCATTAGGAGAATAATATGGCATTAGCACTAAATGTATTCCAAACAGTAACTGCTGTAGTTTCTTTAACGGAAACTGAGGTATATTCAGCACCAACTGGATATACTGGTGTTGTTCTTTTGGCACAAGTTGCAAACATTGGATCAACATCTGAAGATATTACATTAGTACATAGAAGAAGCACAACTGATACAGAATTATTGAAGGATTTTCCAATTTCCGGAAATGATACTGCAAATTTATTAACTGGAAAATTGGTCCTTGAAAGTGGAGATAAATTAGTATTATCTGGCAGTAATGCTTCAAATTTAAAATTTGTTACAAGTATTTTAGAATCATTAAATTAATCAATACATTTTTTAATCCAAAATGGCAAAATATCTTAGCAATCGCCAAAAGAATTTAAAAGTCGGCATAAGTTCTTATTCAGAAAATAAAACAACTGTTGAAGTTGTTGGTAAGGTTGGTATTGGAACTACAGCAGCAACTGCTGACTTGGATGTTAATGGCGATCTAAGATTGCGCGGAAGTTTATATGATAGAGATAATCAAGTAGGTTCTCAAGGACAAGTTTTAGTTTCTACTGGAGCGGGTGTAACTTGGACAAATGTTGATGCAATAGAAACTATTGAAAATATTATTAATACCACATTAACTGGCGTTGAAATTGCAGAAGAAGGAGTAGGTATTGGTACAGATTACCATACTATTAATTTCGTCGGCGCTGGAGTAACTGCGACTGGTGCTGGAACAACAGCAACCATTACTTTTAGTCAGCAAGTAGGTCTTCAAGGTACTCAAGGTCTCCAAGGTACTCAAGGTACTCAAGGCATTCAAGGTGCACAAGGACGCCAAGGAACTACAGGTGCTACAGGTTCTCAAGGATTACAAGGTCTTCAGGGAACTCAAGGACATCAAGGTCTTCAAGGTGCACAAGGACGCCAAGGAACTACAGGTGCTACAGGTTCTCAAGGATTACAAGGTCTCCAAGGTACTCAAGGACATCAGGGTCTCCAAGGACATCAAGGTCTTCAAGGAACTCAAGGTACTCAAGGTACTCAAGGCATTCAAGGTGCACAAGGACGCCAAGGAACTACAGGTGCTACAGGTTCTCAAGGATTGCAAGGTCTTCAGGGAACTCAAGGACATCAAGGTCTTCAAGGAACTCAAGGTACTCAAGGTATTCAAGGTGCACAAGGACGCCAAGGAACTACAGGTGCACAAGGTACTCAAGGTCTCCAAGGTACTCAAGGTACTCAAGGGCATCAGGGTCTCCAAGGTACTCAAGGTATAACAGGTCCTGTAGCTGGATCTGCAGATCAGGTTGTATATAAAGATGGTTCGAATAATCCAGCAGGTTCTGATAATTTAACTTTTAATGGTAATGATTTATTTGTTGGTAGAGATGTCACTATAGGTAGAGATTTATATGTTGATGGAAGCATAACAATTGGTGGTACTTCTGCAACATTATTTACAGAAACTCTCAGAGTCAGTGATTCAGATCTTATTCTTGGATTTAGAACTGATTCTAATGGAAATGATGCTTCAACTGATACAACAGCAAATCATGGTGGTGTTGCACTTGCATCTACAGAAGGTAATCCATTAGTCAATCTCAATATTGTTGGCATTGAAACTCTTCCTCCCACATATAAGAAAATTATGTGGTTTAAAGAGGGTGCTTTTGGTGGTCTTGGAACTGATGCTTGGTTGTTTAACTATGGGGTTGGCATTGGTTTAACCCATATGTTATCAGGAACTGCTTTAGCAGTTGGCGGAGATGTTGATATTCATGGTAGTCTATATGATAGTAATCATGCAAAAGGTGATTCTGGAGATATTTTAGTTTCAACGGGTGCAGGAATATCTTGGACAGATCCTTATGCAGCAGGTATCCAGGGAACGCAAGGCATTCAGGGAACTCAAGGTCTCCAAGGAACTCAAGGTCTTCAGGGAACTCAAGGACATCAAGGTCTCCAAGGTACTCAAGGTACTCAAGGTATTCAAGGTGCACAAGGACGCCAAGGAACTACAGGTGCACAAGGTACTCAAGGT